ACAGAGGGATGAATAAAAGGAATAAAATAATAATCAAAAGAGAGGGTGTTCAGAAAATTTTATATTTTATTTCAATTTTACAACGTCCTATAATATATCATATGACTTGCAAATGGTAGTCAGATGAAAGTCTGATGAAAGAATAATAATCTAAAACTAAAATAGAATATAGCCAAATAATTAAACCGATACCAGACAGGTTGATGCGGTTTTCCTGTCAATAAGTGGTAATCGGTTTTTTTATTTGGCTTTTTTTATTTTAAGGGGGTAAGAAATTGAAAGAAGAAAAATTAGAGCAGCTAGAAAAGGTTTTTAAAACGATAATAAAAGATGTCATTAGCAATACAAAGAAAGGACAAGAATATTTTGAGACTGATGCTTACATACAAAGAATTGTTGATAGTTTAATTTATGAAGTGAAAATCAGAATTAACAACAAATAAGGTGGTGATTCTATGACTTATATGACTTTTGTTTATGTATTTTTTATTTGGTTAGTCTTAATGATAGCTTGGAATATCTATAAAGGCAAGAAAGAAAAAGAAAAAATGACTATTAGTAAAGGGGGGATGCGAAAGTATTTTAATGGGCGTTTTAAGTGGTAAAAAAAATTAATGGAGGTATTAATAATGATAAGCAATGAGAAGGATTTTAAGGTTACGGTGGAAGCTAAATTAAAAAAGATTAAAGAATATAATCTTGATACTGCAATTTTGAGAAGAAGAGTTGATGAATTTTCCAGCCAAAATTATATCGAAAGAGATCATAGAAAATATACTATTGAAGATTTAACTAAGAATATTGAAATATTAGAAAAAGAACTGGAAGAAGATTTAATCTCTTCAAAGGAAACCAAAATCGATACCCCGGTGGGCTGGGTCGATTTTCAAACTATGCCGGATGATTGGACCTACGATGAGCCCAGAATAATGGACTTCCTCAAAACTATACCTGAAAAAATTGCCAAGAAATTTATCCAGGTAACTACTACCTTACAAAAAGCTGAATTAAAGAGAACCATAATAGCTGACAATACTGAAATTTTTGAAAAAGGCAAAATTACTGATTTAGGCGCTAAGTTATATTTGATTGATGAGGATATAAAAGAGTATCCGGTTGAAGGTATAGAAATCGAACATCAAAAGCCTAAGTTTCATTATAAGGTGAGGGAATAAAAAAATCTATGTTTGATCAAAAAGAATATATGAAAAAATATCACATTAATCATAGAGAAAAAAGATTGGCAAGAAATAAACAATGGCGTAAAGACAATCCTGATTCTTGGAAAATATGGGCTAAAAATAATCCTAAAAAAATAAGAATTATTCATAATCGTTGGCAGAATAAAGAATATAAGATAAATCTAAAATTTAAACTTGATAAGAAGATAAAAGAGGTAATAAAAAATTCCCTAAAGAATAATTGTAAAGGAAAATATTGGGAAAAGCTTCTTGGTTATAATGCAAATGAATTAAAAAAACATCTACAAAAAACAATTCCTAAAGGTTATTCTTGGCAGGATTATCTACAAGGAAAACTCCACATAGATCACATTATACCAAAATCAACATTTAATTATGCCAGTATAGAAAATCCAGACTTTAGAAAATGTTGGGAATTTAAAAATTTAAGGTTATTACCAGCAAAGGAAAATCTTAAGAAAAGTAAAAAATTAACAAGACCGTTTCAACCAGCATTAAAACTATAAAAAATTTTAAGGAGGTAAATTTAAATGAATAATACCAATGGTACAGCAGGTTTTTTTAAGAGGTTTACTAAGATCAGGGGTAAATACCCAGTTAGTAGTATCCGCAGGTTGGTCTGGAAAGGCAAAATTCATTTGGGGGTGCAACTTCCTACCATAGAAAAGGATGAAGAAGGACATTATAAACTAGATAAGAATGGCAATCCTATCCAAAGACGGGATAAATTTGGTGAATTAGAATTCCATCCTAAAGATGTTTATCATTTTGTATGCCCTGCAGAAGTTCAAAAAATGTTTGGTGAAAATCCCACTGAATTGGATATAGCATTTCCACTGTCCGGTTTAGATGAAAATGGTTTACCGGATATTGGCGGTATATTTCCCCAAGCCTACAAATATTATGGCAGTTCAAGGGGGCTCAAATGTGTAGGGGATGGGGAAACCGCCATGAAAGCGAATGAGGAAGGAGTTTTTGAAGAAGTCGAATGCCCCTGCGATAGGTTTGGACAAAAGGACGGTTGCAGCAAACGAGCTAGCCTCTTCTTTTTTATACCTTCTATCTCGATGGGGGGTATTTATGTAATTGACTCTGGCTCCTGGAATACTATGGTGGACGTCCAGAGCGGGGTTTATTTAGCTTTGGAACTACTCAAAGATCCTATAACCGGCGAATACAATAGCATAACTATGTTGCCTTTTAAATTAAGGCGAATACAAAAAGAGACCCAGCACGAGAAGAGAAAAGATAAGCACTGGCCCCTAACCTGTGAATTAGATCTACCTATTGAAGATATTAAAAAGACAAGAATGGGCAAAACCTTATTTCTGGAGCAAAGAAGAGTATATCAAATACCGGAAATAGAAGATGTTAACCCAAAAGGTGATAGCGAAAAAGAAAGGGCAGTGGTAGTAAAACCGAAAATCGAAGAAGAGATTAAAGAGAAAAAAGAGAAAGAGGCCGGGGTTCAAGAAAAACAAAAAGAAGCAAAAGAACCAATAAAAGAAAAAGCAAAATTTAAAATTATTGGCACTATTCCTGAAGAAGAAAAAGAACCAATACCAATAAAAGAAAAAGCAAAAGAAGAGGATCTAAAAAAAGAGATTGAGGAATCAAGGGCCCGAGAAGCTAATTTAAAAAAAGAGCATGAAGAGGGAAAAGATAAAATCAAATCTTATCAGGAAAGCAAAATTTTATCTAAAAAAAGAGTAGAAGAAGAAAATAAGATTTTAAATACCTTAGCAGAAAAGGCCAAAAATGCTGGGATTGATTCCTTTGAAAAATTAATAAATTTTGCTTTGGACCGGGGAATACTCCAAACCCCACTTGCCGAGCATCTAGCGAAAAAGATTTTAATTAGCAATAAAGATATATATGGACGTTTAATGAGGGCTCTGGAGCCTCTCAAGGAAGAAGATAAAGAGAAATTAGATAAGATGTTTAGTGTCTTAAGTACAGCAGGGATATCTACTTGGAGGACAGTGGCTTGGTTTGCCTGTAAGGCTGACTTAGTAGAACCAGGGGCTTCAGTTGAAGATGTGCAAAAAATATTACTGAATGATCCAGAAGCAATAGAAAAGATAATAGAAATTTCAAAAATTGAAGATTAACGAGTGGCCTGGCTCAGTTATTGTAAGTTGTAATAAATCAGGAAATATTATAACTTTCTCGACCCTTTATCTGGGCCAGACCCTATAAGAAAGGAGGTGAAAAAGAAAGATGAAAAAGCTAATTGTATTGATAGCGGCTATATTGATTGCTGGTTTACTTTCTGGTTGCTGGTTATTTCCTGAACAAGAAAAAACAATTACTATTACATGGTTTGAAGATGCTATAAGGTATAACCCCGACGGTACAGAACATAGTAGATGGCATAACGACCCTCTTGGCCCTGCAACACTGATTCAGGATAATGGTGGATGGTGTTTTGCTGATGTAAGCGATTTCTTCAATGATCCAACATTAGAATATTCTGGAATCGTATTCATCGATGAAACAGGAAAATTATCAGGCAATGCTGCATATATTTTAGATGAATTACCCATAGAAAATATTTTTGTAGGACAGGTAGAGATAGTTGTTGATGAAGATGAAACCAGCGGCACAATGATCGGAACTTACACTCAATTTAAGTATGCTTTTGGAACTGAAGACGAAGTGGAAGCAATATATCCAAAGGCCGTTGAGTGCGTAGATGAAGGTAAGTGGTTCGTACAATATACTGATTATATCACTTATCCGCGTTAAATAACAATTAAAGAGAAGGGGGGCTTGAAGGTCTGACAAGCCCCCCTTCTAAATAAAAAAGGAGAAAAAGGAATGAAAAAATTAATTGTATTTTTATTAATGATGAGTTTGTTTTTTGTTCTGATTATTGAGGCAGAAGCCCAAGTTGAGTTTAATGAACAAACTGGATACTGGCAGGTAAATAAGAAGATTGATCCTTTAACTGATGAAGTAAAAATATTTATATTTATACTCTGCAATGAAACAATTGAAACGCAAACTATAAGACCAAAAGGTTTATCTATTCGATTATCAAGGGGAACTGTTGAATTATTTGTATATTGGGATGAATATTTAAGTGATAATAATAAAATTGCATATCGGTTTGATAAAGAGAAAGTAGAAGAAAGCCGATGGTCATTATCAGAAGATAAAATAGCTCTTTATTTCCCGAAAAGAAAAGAAAAATTAATAGGATTTGTGAAAAGAATAATAGAAGCCAAAGAACTTGTTGTTGGTATTACTCCTTATCAAAAAGGAAGACAAACGGTTACTTTTGATGTTAGGGGTTTAGGTAATGCCCTTTTACCCTACTTAGCAGACTTTGGTTGGGAGGATTTAGAAGAAACAATATTACAGTTAAAGAAAGACGGAGAATAATTAGAAATTGCCTATCCTGTGGCGTGGTAGCCTGAAGAATACACTTGACTCAGTATCTTTGCAGACCAACTGCCAGGGTAGGCAATTTTGGAGGTAAAAAATGAAAATATTAAAAATCAAATACTGTAGGGAATGTAAAGATAATGATTATTTTTATGATACAAAAACTAGTCTTAGTAGATTTGTTTGTAGAAATCCTGAATTCAAAACTAAATATCATACTTATAAAATAATCAATAGGGTAATTGCCTTAAAAGGTAAAATACCTGAGTGGTGTCCTCTGGAGGATTATAAAAATGGATAATAAATTTAAAAGAGTCAATGAATTTCATAGAACTGTAGAAGAATTAAGAGAATTTACTAAAGAGAATAATATTAAACTTTTAGAGCTATGGGAATATATAAGAAGAAGAAATTATAAAAAGATTCAAAAAGGAAACTAATTAATGATTAATACCATAATCTTAGGGCACGTTTTAAATATCTTGCCACAGTTACCAGCAGGATCAGTTAATTGCGTAGTAACTTCTCCACCATACTGGGGCCTCAGAGACTATGGAATTAAACCTGTTATATGGGATGGGAATGGAGAATTTTATTCTGAATCTTTAAAGATGTTTATCCCGAGAAATTGTAAACATGATTTTGATGAATATGATTCAAAATTACTTCACGAAAATAGACAGAATTTGGATGGTGGTACATTAGGCAATCCACAATATAGAAAGAATCTGCACGGTTTTGGTAATGCAAAAGCAGGATTCTGCGCTAAATGTGGTGCCTGGAAGGGCAGTTTAGGGCTTGAACCTGACTTTGATCTTTATATAAAACATTTATGCGATATCTTTGATGAAGTTAAAAGGGTATTAAGGAAAGACGGAACTTGCTGGATAAATATAGGGGATAGTTATTGGGGTAGTGGTCAAGGCGGTGCTGATTATGGTGGAAAAGAAATTATACCATCATCAAACTTTGGTCATATCGCAAAAGGAAAAAATTATCCTAATAAATCCCTTTGTGATATCCCTTATCGATTTTCAATAGAAATGATTAACCGGGGTTGGATCAAGAGAAATACAATTATTTGGTGGAAACCGAATTGTATGCCTTCCTCTGCACCTGACCGATTTACCATAGATTTTGAATATCTATTTTCCTTTGTGAAGAATAATAAAACTCTATTTTGGACTAATGAGAAAACTTTAGCTTGTGTAGATAAAAAGCCATTAGGAACGAAGGGGATAGAGGGGATAGATTGGGAATGGAGAGAAACCCAAAATTGGAAAGAAGAAGAAAATGCTGGTTATAAAATAGGAGCTACTGATTCTCATAGGGCGGCTTCTATTGGCGGTTTAAAAATTGGAGCAAGACATAAAAAGAGCGGTAAATTAAAAAAGACGTCCCTCTGGACTGGCCACGATTACTGGTTTGAACAACAGTTTGAGGAATATGCACCTAGTACATTGCCCCGGATGGACAGGGGAGTAAATGTTAATAAATGGACGTTTGGAGCTGATGGACAGACTCCACATAATTTGAGCCAACCGAGATTAAATAAAAAGAGAGATTATAAGACAAAATATCTAGGGGAAGAAACACCGAGGGCACAATATCATGGTAAAGATATTGATTATGGATATGGTAAACAAGGTCGCAATAAGCGCTGTGTTTGGATCATACCGACACAACCCTTCCCGGAAGCACATTTTGCAGTATATCCAGAGGGATTAATTGAGATACCGATTAAAGCAGGATGCCCGGAATTTATTTGTAAGAAATGCGGGAAGGCGAGGGAAAAGATATATAAAGAGGCAACTGGTGGGACAAAGGGACATAGTTGGCATGATCATAGTGCTGACATGAAAAAGGGTAACGTTAAAAAACAAACAGGAAGTGAATATAATACTTATAAACGTGGGAATTTTATTGGCTATACCGATTGTGGCTGCAATGCAGGTTTTGAACCTGGTATAGTTTTAGATCCGTTTATAGGTAGTGGTACTACCGCACTGGTAGCCTTGAAGCAAAGAAAAAGGTTTATCGGGATTGAGATTAAACAGGAGTATATTGATATGTCATACAAAAGGATAGCTAAGGTCCAGCAAAGAATCTTTTAAAGAGAGGTGATGCCTTTGATTGTAATTTAACCTTTATCCTAGGAGTTGATTCTAAGATTACTAGAAGAAGCGGGGTAGGCCAAGATGCTGGGGACTTGACCTGCCCTCGGAAATAACTGAAAAGGAGTAAAAATAAATGAGTAGGCAAAGATACCTGGATACGAAATTTTGGGATGATAAATATATTGTGGAAAAGGATCCAATTGAAAAATTACTATTTATCTATCTTCTTACTAATCCCTTGACAAATATTTTAGGGATTTATGAGATATCATTATCTCGCATTGCCTTCGATACCGGGTTAGAGAAAGAGATGGTATTAAAAATATTAGAAAGATTCGAAAAAGATAATAAAGTTAAATATTATGAGGGTTATATAGCTTTAAAGAATTTTACAAAATACCAGGCAAATAATCCCAAAATTAATGCGGGAATAAAATCCTTACTTAAAATAGTTCCGGTTAAACTTATAGAATGGATAAATATAGATTTTAAAAGATTAGATATAAAAGATTATAGGCTATACATAGGACTTGATAGGACTCCAAAGGACTCCAACTATATTAATACTAATATTAATACTAATAGGAAATTAGATAGCCTATCCTTAAAGAAAGATGAAAAAGCTAATTCAAATAAAGAAGAAGAAAAAGAAGATAAAAAACTATTTCTTGATAGTATCTATTTAACCATAAATGAATATGAAAAACTTATTAATGAATATGGGAAGGAAACTATTGAAAAGGAGATGGAAGATTTACAAAGGTATATTGCTAAAACTGGTAAAAAATATAATTCCCATTATCTAACGATTAAAGCCTGGATCAGAAAAGAAAAGAGGGAATCAGAATTTAAAAACGAGGAAATTGATAACGAACTTCCTGAATCTAATACTATAGATCTTAGAAAGGAATTAGGAATATGATATTGCATAATTTGAGCTGTGAGGAAGTGGTAATAGGTTCAATCTTGATAGAAGGAACCAGACTTTTTGAAGAGGCACGTAATATACTCTATCCGGAAGATTTTTATGACTCAGATTGTAAAATGGCTTTTAAGGTATTTATCAATCTTTATGCTAAGAAAATTCCCATAGATATAGTTTTTGTAAGTAAATATTACATAGAAAAGAAAATAGCTAAAATATTATTTTTAAAACAGGCAATGGATTCAGTTCCCACTACTGCAAATTTTCATTACTACATCAAGGTAGTTAAAGACTATGCTTACAAAAGAGAAATTTTTAAGAAGGTCGAAAGTTTTAGGATAGACAAAATTGATACTGAGAAATTGGTTCAAGAGATATGCACTATACCGAAATACGAGGAAATAAAAGAAAAAACCAATAAAGAGATTATATTGGAAACGATTGAGGATGCTAACCGGGGAATGGACTTTGAGTTCCCGGAAGAATTTAGATCAATCAATGGAGTGATAGGAGGTATTGACAGAGGAAATTTAATAGTGATTGGCGGTTATCCCAGCAATGGCAAGTCAAGCCTGATGATCAGTTTAGTTTTTGGATTTACCAATCAATTAGAATATAAAGTCTTAATTACCACTCTTGAAATGAACCCCAAGGAAATCATGCGAAGATTAGAAGCACGTGCTTGTACAATAAATACGATGAAATTTAGAACAAAATCCTTAACCAATAATGATAAAGAAAGCATAAAAAGCCTTATACCCCATATTAACGATATCTGGAAATATAATTGTGTAAGGGTTTATACTATTGCGGATATAGTAAGGGCAATAAATAAATATGAACCAGATATCCTTTTTATAGATTATCTTCAAAATATCTCCGGTGATGATGATCTTAGCCTATATGCCAAAAGGACCAAACATACTTTGGAAATACAAAGATTGACAAAGGAAAAGAACATAGTAACCTTTCTTTTGAGTCAATTTCATAGATCACAAGAAGGAAAGGTCAGGAGACCCCACAATAATGATTTTAGAGATAGCGGGGCTATTGAAGAACGAGCAGATATAATATTCCTGATTTACTGGGAGAGAAAATTAAAGATGGAGAGTTTACTTAGAAGGGATGGCGATGATCCCGAATTTATGGAACTAAATATAACTAAAAGCAAAGATGGGGCCACCGGGAGCTTACCTTACAATTTCTATCCTGAATATCATCGTTGGATTGATCCCAGGGATGAGGACCGGGAGGTAATTATGTATAGAAAAGCTAAAGAAGTTAGCGAAATAGAAAGGAGAGATATTGATGGTTAATATTAAAGACTTTAAAAAAATAGATAAAATTGAAGAATTGGGTAACAAGATATGCAGGTTTACGGAAAATTACGAGCGGAGGAAGGGACGAAGCCTAGAACTTGCCACCCTTGTCGATGTATTGTTTGGCATTAGTAAAATTTTTAAAAGCCATGATAAAAGATTTAAAAAATTGGAAGAATATTTAAAAGATAAGAAAAGGATGATGGTAATTAAATGAATAAGAATTTAGAAAATTTAAAAATTAGACTTCATAGAGATGGCAATTATGAGATTATTTTATTTATTAAATAAGGCTCTTTTGCAAGGTGGAGTTAGGGATTTTCCAAAACCCGAACTTTGGTTCCTAGTTCAAGCACCTAAACAAAAGGGCCTTATAAAAGGAGAATAATAAAATGAGAGTTAAAACGAGCACAAATAGAATACATCAAATATTAATGAATCACAAAGACACAATAATCCAGAAAGAAAAGGATGGCGTGCCAATAGCAGAAATTGCCCAAGAATATAATGTCCATCGCAATACTATTTATGATATTTTGAGAGGATGCGGGATAAAGAGAACCTATAACAGAAAGATGAATATTGCAGAACGCAAAGAAGAAATAATCCGCAAATACCATCAGGGGACACCGATCAAGGAAATAGCGGAAAACGAAAATGTCTCCATGTTTACTATCTATAAATATTTAATAAAATGGGGAGCTAAAGAAAAAAGAGAAAAGATTATTACTAATCGTTATATAGAAAGAAAAAAATCAATACCTATTGTGCCCTTTGAAAAAAGGATAAGTTCTGAATTACTTGCTAAAATGAAAGAGAATACCCGGATTAATCAAAAATATAGTTCAAGATATCCGTATAAAGAGGAATTTTTGGTCCAGGAAATATTATAAAAGTCGGAGGCGATTAAATGAATACGAAAAAGAATTAGGTTATCCAATAGACAGATTATCAGGGCATATAGGCAGAGAATTATATAAATCATTTATTGAAACTTTTAAGGATAAATAAAATGAAAGTAGTAAAGTTTAAGTTACTCCAAAAATACATAAGTGAAGATGATATTAAAAACCAAGTAAAAGATTATTTAGATCTCAAAGGATATTTTCACTTTCCTTTATCGGCAGGCATGGGATCTTATAAAGGTATTCCTGATAGGATAGCAATTAAAGGGGGTAGGGTATTATTTTTGGAGATTAAAAAGCCAGTGGGCTGGAAGCAAAGTGATGAGCAGAAAGAGTTTCAAGCTAATATAGAAAGAGCAGGCGGGGAATATTATTTAGTTAGAAGTTTAGAAGAAATTATGAAAATATTGGAAATTGACTTTAAAAGGGCGGTTAATATAAAATGAAAAGGATAGAAGTAAGATGTGCAATGTGTGGCAAAAATCTTTTTTTTCTATTACCAGAGTGCACCATTGATGGAATTACCAAGATAGAGATTAAATGTTATAAAGACCGCTGTGGAGCAATAAATATAGTTGATTATCAGAATCCAGATAAATTGGTGGTGACCTTAAAGGAGGTTAAAGGGGAGACATGAAAAAATTAGAATGGCATACTGAACAGAGAATAATTAATAATTTGATTCCCTATAAAGAAAATCCCAGAACGATGACCGAAAAGCAAAAAAATGATCTAGAAGAAAGTTTGAAAAGATTTAATCTTATGTCTATCCCGGTAATTAATACCGATAATACTATCATATCAGGCCACCAACGAATGAAGATATTACAGCTATTAGGCCGGGGAGATGAGGAAATTGATGTAAGGGTCCCAAACAGGAAGCTAACCGATAAGGAATTGAAAGAAGCAAATTTAAGGGAAAACAAGAATCTAGGAGGTTGGGACTGGGATATGCTGGCCAATGAAGATGAGGAATTGTTATTGGACGTGGGATTTACCGAAGAAGAACTGGAAAACCCGACATTTGAAACTACCGAGGATATGGAAAAAGAAGAAGAGATAAGAGAATATAGAAGGGTCCATATACTAATTTCCATAGATGTAGATTCCTATGATGAAATAAATAAGGAATTAGAGATAATAAAAAATAAAATAACCGGGAAGGGCGAATATGAACAGACAGCAAATTAAAACGGACAATTCCTATTTAAACAGTAAAATCAATTTAAGAGTGAATCACTTGCCGGACCAACAAAGCATAAAAGTGCTCGATTGCTTCGCTGGCCGATCACGAATATGGAAAGAAATAAAGAAAAAATCAAATAAAAATATAAATGTAGTGGGGATAGATAGAATATCTTACGGAAGCACATTAAAGGGCGATAATGTAAAATATCTGAAAGGAATGAATTTAGATAAATATAATATCATCGATTTAGACGCTTACGGGGTTCCTTTTAAACAACTGGAAATAATATTCAAAAAGAAATACAAAGGAATATTATTTATAACCTTCATTCAAAGTATATTCGGCAGGCTGCCCGTAAGAATGCTAGAGAAAATAGGATATACAAGAAAGATGATCAAGAAATGCCCTACACTATTTAACCGAAACGGAATAGAAAAATTTAAACAATATTTGGCAATAAATGGCATTAAAAAAATAATAATAATCAATAAAAACAATAAAAAATATTTATATATTCCTTTAAAACCCTTGCAAGATAAGGCTTTCCGTGATATAATAATTAAAAGGAAGGTTAAAATATGAGCGATATTATCTATACACCAAGAGGAAAAGCGAGGGAATATAGCCCTTACGCCTTAAACATCTATAACGGATGTGATCATAATTGCAAATATTGTTATGTAAAAATATTGAAATTACAAAGATATAAACTTAATAACGAAATAGAACCCCGGAAAGATATAATAGAAAAATTGGAAAAGCAATTAAAAAGGCAAGAAGTAACTGAACAGGTACTATTATGCTTTATGGGCGATCCTTACTGCAAGACAGATACAAAATACGAAACAACAAGAGAAGTTCTGAATATATTATTAAAATATAATATACCAACTGCAATATTATCTAAGGGCGGTAAAAGAATATTAAGGGATATTGATTTATTCAAAAAATTCAAAAAAATAAAGGTGGGCGCTACCCTAACATTACTGGATGAAAAGGAAAGTTTAGAGTACGAACCCAACGCTGCATTGCCGAGAGAAAGAATAGAAGTATTAAAAAAATTACATAACGAAGGCATAAAGACCTGGGTGAGTTTTGAACCGGTTATCAGGCCATTGACCACATATCAATTATTGGAATTAAGCTATCCCTTTGTAGATCAATATAAAGTAGGCAAAATGAATCATTACATACTCGGAACTGATGTAAATTGGGGAGAATTCGGAAACAATATAGTAAAAAAATTGATGGAATATAAAAATAATTTCTATGTAAAAAAAGACTTATATAAATATATGAATATAAAATTGGATGATAAGTATATTGATCAGGACTACTTAACCCTTAAAAACACCAGAATAAACATAATCCCGGAAGAAACAAAGGTTTTACAGCCTACATTATTTTAAAAAGGAAGATTAGATTTTAAACAATTAAATATCATAGAGCTCCATTTTTAGAGAGCCATTTGAAGAAGCTATAGCTTCTTAGGTGGCTCTTTTTTTTATTTCGAAAGGTAGTGAAAATAAATTGACAGGAGAGAATAAAGTAGATAGCACGGAAAAACAAAAAAGAATATATCAGGTTGGTTTGCTATTAAGAAGGAAACCGCATCCATTTATATTGCAATATATTGCACAAAATTGGGGATTAGAAAAGCGGGAAGCCTATAATTATATTAAGTTAGCAAGAAAAGAATGGCAAAAATATTTCGCAAAATTGAAACACGATGGTATGAGTTATCATATAGCTCAATTAAGAGACCTAAAAGATCAGGCTTATAGTAGAAAAGTTATTATAGGAAGGGGCGACAGTAAGGAAACAGTTACTATCGCTGACTTAGGATTGATATTTGAGATAACAAAAGAAGAAGCAAAATTAATGGGGATATACCCGGCAGAAAAACATGAGGAGACTAGGAAGGTTATTATTATCGGCAAGAAAAAAGATGATGAGGAATAATGCAAGAAACCATAATTGATTTAAGACAATTTGAAAATGTATTAAACCCTATTTATGCCGCTTATCTTTATATTAAAACAAGATATTTAATCTTATATGGTGGGGCAGGGGCAGGGAAGAGCCATTTTGCCTGCCAGAAAATATTATATCGAATCATGAACGAAGAAGGTCACCGATTTTTGATTATTCGTAAAGTGGCCAGGACCCTGAGAGCATCTGTATTCCAATTATTTTTAGATTATATTAATAAATGGGAACTAAGCAGCGAATTTAAGATTAATAAGACAGATATGACTATTACCTTTGAGGGTAATGGTAACATGATATTGTTTGCTGGAGTAGATGATCCGGAGAAACTTAAATCAATTGAAGGAATAACTGGCATTTGGATTGAAGAAGCTAACGAATTATACTTAAAAGACTTCCAGGAATTAGACAGAAGATTAAGAGGAATATTCCACGTCTATGTGCAGATCATATTGACCTATAATCCGATATTAAAAACTAATTGGACTTATCTAAGATTTTTTTCTGATGTGACCAAAAAAGACTTAGAGGATATTACTAGGTTAAGGACTACTTATAAAGACAATGTTTTTATCAAAGAGGATAAAGCCTATAAGAAGTTGTTAGAAGGCTATACCGGCAATATGCGGACCGTATTTACTTTAGGTAGATACGGAATGCTGGAGAATGCTATATATATCAACTGGGAAATGATTGATGATGATAAATTTCCCCAGGAAAGAGCAATATGTGGTCTTGACTTTGGTTTTATAAATCCTAATTGCTTACTGAAAATAATCGTAGATTTGGATAGAAAAGAGATATGGGTACATGAATTAATCTATAAAAGACATCAGATTATACCAGAATTATCTCAAGAAATGGATCAGTTAGGGTTGAATGATTATAAAATAATAGCCGATAGTGAAGCGCCAGAGAAGATTGAAGAAATAAAGAGGGATGGCTTCCCTTATATAGAAGGGTCGAAAAAGGGGAAGGGTTCGGTATTGGCGGGGATCGATTATGTACAACAATTTAAAATATTTATAACTAGAAGCAGTGTAAATGTAAAAAAGGAGATAGAGGTTTACCAGAGGCGAAAGGATAAAGATGGCAATGTATTAGAAGCACCAGAGGAAGGTTTTGACCATGCTATGGCCTGTATTCGTTATGTGATGTATACTGTTTATTATATGTTAGAACCTGAAGCACCGATAGAAGGGAAGAGTGCAGGAAGGAGATTGACCGCCGACCAAAACTGGTAATAATGACCCTATATTTATATTATGTAAAGTAAAAATATTTGACTAAAAAATAATTATGCATTATAATAAACAGAAATAAATATTGTTTATAGAGCTCCACTTTAGAGAGCCAATTTGAAAATGTTAATTCATTTTTATCTTGGCTCTCTTTTTTGTTTCTAAAGGGGACTTATGGATATAAAAAATATATTTCAAAATACCAAAGAGACTATAAAGAAATTAGTTAAACCAGAGATGGGCGAAATGTCCAGTTCTGGAACGGATATTTGGGGAATTAAAAATCTTCCCATTTACAACCCAGATGATCTAGCAGGAAAAAAAGGGCTTGATATTTATAGGACCATGCAAAAACGGGATGGCCAGGTTAAAGCTGTTTTTATGTTAAAAAAGCATGCCCGGTTATCTACCCCCTGGAGTATTAGGCCGGAAGATGAGAATGATCAAGATGCTGTAAAACAGGCTGAATTTATAGAGCATTGCTTTTCAGAGATGAAGGGGAGTATAAATAATTCCCTGCTTAAAATATGGAATGCCATGAGAGATGGTTATTCTGTGGCTGAAATCAATTATAAAATTATTCCCAGTGGAGAATTTAAGGGGATGATCGGGATTGATAATATCAAAGTGCGAAAAGCTATAAATTATATGTTTGGATGTGATGAGCATGGCAATATTAAAGAGGAAGGATTGATTGAAGCAGGCAATAAACTTTTACCTATCAATAAATTTATTATCTTTGCCTATAATCC